ATATCACCGATACGCGCTGTACCCTGAATAGGTCTGATACCATCAGATGCCAAGAATAAAATATCACCACCGATTTCTATAATACTATCAGAAGCGATACAACCGATGTTATTAGTAACTTCTTGTAGAACAAAATCAGCAGAACTATTACCTACTAATCTTTTAATTTTATCAGATCCAAATATATATAAATTATCTCGGAATTTTACAATCCCTGTGATGGTAAAACCTATATTAATAACACCAGCACCACCACTAGCTTGATAATTTAAATCTGTATTTGGAGAGCTAAAGACTAAAAAATTTGGATTAGAAGACATGCCCGCAAAAAATATGTGGTTTCTAAAATCTGTATTATATTTAGCTCCTACTAAGTCTTTTAAACTTGAAAATGTATAAAAGAAATTAATAGCTGTACCGCCGACATTGTTTTGAGTTGGTTGGGTAGATGCAGAACTTAATTCAAACTCGTAGTTATCATCATCCACGATTACAGTAACAGTGTAGTCTTTATTATTAGCGTCTTCATCTCCTAAATTTACATCAATGTTACTAAATCGTACAGTGTCACCTACGGCAAGACCATGACCTACATGAGTAACATTTACTGTAGCATCGCCATTATTAGTATCAAAAATATTTGACAGTTGATCTTCGGTATCAGTATCTGCCGTCCCTTGTCGATCATATATTTCGATATATGTAGATCCGTTATGTCGAAAGGGACGATTCACACCATCTGTAACAATATGAACTTCTGAACCTGTAAAACTATGTTCTGTAGTGCGAAGTTTATTAACACCAATTGCAGAGCGAGTACCAGTTGTAATATCACTCCCCCAACCTACTCCAGCAGTAAATCTATAAACTGAATAGTAATAGCTGTAAGAGTAAGATACAGAAGCGCCGCCGCCAGAAGTAGTTGCATTTGAAATTCCGCCAGCGGTAAATGTGTAAGTATTAGCCGTTGGAGTTGAAGTAACAACAAACTCGCTGTTTAAAGAAAGACCACCAACAGTGGATGCTCCCGCGAAAGTAACGAAAGAGCCGATAGCTAACCCATGAGAAACATGTGTTACTGTAACTGTAGCACTTCCATCAGTAACTGCAAAAGGGTCCGTTCCTAAAGAACCTGTAGCATCACCAGAATTACGTCGAGCACCGTATACAGTATCGTTATGAATCCAGATACCTAAAACTTTTCCAAGCCCTGGTAAGGTTGGATAAGTAGCATCGTAAGGTTCAAATCCGTTAATACGTCTGTAGCCACCAAATTGAGATATTTCAAAGTTTAACATCCGAATAGCCGCACCCGGATTACTGGAAGCTAGAACTAGAGCATCTTCATTTGTGTATAGACCGCCACGAGATAATACCGTAACGTCTTTCCAACTATCCATTAAATACTCCCTGTCGGAGCATTAATTAAATTGGCAACTCTGGTATCCCGCACTTCTAAAAGACGGTTTGTGTTAATCAGGAGAGATCTCATATGATCAATACCTAGATCAAATTTTTGTTTAGCAATTGCGGCTTGCTGAGAATTATCCCTGAACATATAACAGTGATATACAGATCCATCAATCACTACATGTTTAAAAGCATCAGGAACTACCATAGTATCTGTGCTTAAAGTTAAATCTGTGTGGTAAGAATAATAGTCGTAAGAAACGGAATATGCTGCATCTGGAATAGGAGTAAACCCGGCATTTCCACCGGGAGTTTTATAAACATAAATCGGCTGATCATAGTCACCTGATCCCGCCTCGCTATCTCTTTCGAAATATGAACTGAGATAGTTATTGTAATCCATTTGACGAAGTTTACGAGCAGAAAAATTATTACCTGCATCGTAGTTAATTCTAAACGTGTTCCAATCAGCTAACTTAACATTAGCAGCTAGCGTATACGTATCTGTACCAGAAGCTAGTGTTAAACTACCTGTTGTGTAGTTAAAAGGAAAAAAGTACTCACGTTGTGAAATTTCATGCAACGCTGCATTAACGGCATCTTTTACTTGAGCACGAAAACCAATAACCGCCGCAAAATCGGCTGAGGCAATCTCAACTTCATTTAGACGGCGTAACGTATCGTTTACTAATGTAAGAAAAGTCGTTGCCATGAAAAATCCTAAGAGTAGAGGAGCGGGACCGAAGCCCCGCCCCAATACATCAATTAAGCTAGGTCGCGTGAAACCTCATCAGCAACCATTGAACCGGAGTCATCGACGTCCATTAGGACAGCCCAGACCCGCACTTCACCGCCTGTTGGGGCAGTAGTAGCAGTTGCAATAGTAACATCAAGATTATCAGCGGTACCGCCGACTACTACCGGACGGAAGTCTGCATCGGCTGCACCGTAGTCACCTACAGAAGCAGCGTCGTAGTCAAAGCCGTCAACGAAAATATCGCCACCAGCAGTGGAGAGATTTAGTGTCACATCCGAAGAACCGCCGACATTAGCAACGGAAACTTCTAGACCAGCAGCTAGGATCACATGATTTGCTGGAACGGTAAGAGCCGGAATAACGTCAGCAGCAGCAAGAGCGCCGCCTTTGTCAGTCGCAGCGGTAGCAAAGTTCACAAAACCTTGCACATAGTACGGCTGACGGCCACGGGCACTATTGCCACGAGCAACGGTAAGAGTATTATCACCTAAAGCCATAATTTATCTCCCCCATTAACCGGCAATGTTGTAGTGTGCACGGACTAGAGCTTCTGGACGAAGGATCTTCCGGCCATAGAGATGCATACCACGAACAACGTCAGCGAAGCTATCGTTATCACGATATGTCTCTACTTTTTCAATTTGAGAAGCAGTAGCGACTGCGGAGTCGTGACCAGCAAGAACCACACCGAAGTTGGTAGCGGAACCGTTGGTATCAACTGTAGCAGGGCCAGTGCCAATTGAAGGTAGGTTGTTTGAAAGGTAAACGCGGAAACCACGAACCATGCCAGAAATAATGCGGCCATTCCGAAGAATGTCGCCAGCATTCTGACCACCAGCAAAGTCATTGTTTAGAAGCTTGCTGTTTTCGTCGTTTAGCTGTTCAGCGAAAACGGGGTCAACCACAACCCAACGACCATCACGGTCAACATTTTGCTGGTCAAGAAGACGAGCCATCCGGTTTAGAACCTGTAGAGGGGTTGCCTCACCAGTACTACCGTCTGGGTGTGTAGCGATAGAATCGGTAGCAGCACCACCAGAAACGAAGCTGTTACGAGCAACTAGCATGGAAGCTAGTAGACCATTGTCAGCAACGGTGACCGGATCGGTACCGGACTTGTCGCCAGAAACACGAGCAGTATCGGCAATGCTGTGAAGAGCAGATTGTTTGAAGCCGGTCATGTAACCAAGAATTTCTTGGTCGAACTGGTCACGAAGGCGATAGCCAGCGCGATCAGAAGCAAGGGATTCGAAGTTCACATGCGAATGTGCTTCTTCAATGTCGTCAATTTTAAAGGCGAAGTAGTTTGCCTTATCGACAACGAGAGTGAAGTCCTCGTCATCGAGATCCTGTGGCATTACAACGGTGCCACGGGAATATGCCTTAACGGTGATCTCTGGCTCCTTGATGATGCGAACGCTATCACCAAAGTTATTGATCTCACCGAAGTAATCACTGTTTGTGATGTCTTCAACGATACTGGTCTTACGGAACGCAGTCTGTACCTTCTTGCTGTAAATTACCGGCGAGAAGTTACCGTTAGGTAGGTTACCGTAGCCAGGAGCCGATGAAAAAGCCATTGGTTATCTCCTTTCAGGCTGTTTGCTAAAAAGAACTAACATTAGGCATTCAAGGCTGACTCATTAGGGTAGGGGTTCCGGCCTAAATATTGTACAGGTAGTTGAATTTTCCGTAAGTGTTAGCGGAAGATCAGACAGTGGTCTAAACATTTAGAGGTGTCTGGGAAGAAGCGGGCCAAATTAATGGCCCACTTTTATTGTATAGATAATATTATAACATACTAAATTTTATTTGTCAAGTAAAAAATTACCGAGCACCACCAGAAATATCATATTCGAAGTTGCCTGTACGAATAGCTTCCATGATTTCATTTTCAAACCGCTCGTAATCCTTACCCGAAAGCTTTTTAACTGCTGACTCGGACCACTTTGCTTTAGTCTCTAGTGCGGGTTCTTGCGAACGTCGTGGCCGTCCAACACTCTTAGCTGCATCTTTTGTGGTAGGCTTTGGCTTTGTCTCCAGTTTATAGAGATCAATTGCCTTTGACGCTGCTAAGAAGTCAGTTTCATTTTCGTATAGAGCATCTTGAATCCACTTAGGTTGTACATCTACCCATGCGTGGAAGTCTGCATCTGCACGTAATTCACTGTAGTCTGGGTGAAGCCTAGCTAACTCTGACTCTGCTTCTTTAACTTTCACTTCGTGCTGCATCTTATCAACAGCAGCTAATTTTTCTTCTACGTCTTTTCGTGCTTCAATTGCTTTCTTAGTAGCGATTGTTTCTACAATCTTAGCTACGTCTGGATATTTTTCAGCCCATTGTTCTAGTTCTTCGTCGCTCTTAGGCAGTTTTACCTGTTGCTTAGTAACGCTTTCTAGCTGACTTTTTAACTTACTGATTTCTTCTGCATACTGAGATTCTTTGCTTTGCATATGTCGCCTAAGATCACCATAGCGTTTCTTAAACGTCCCCTCTTCGGGATTTAATTCTTCTGGTTCTTGTTCAGCTTCTTCAGTATTTCCTGCGCGTTCTGCTTCTAGGCGTTCAATTTCCTTTTCTTCTTCTTCAATCGATGAATTATTTTTGTACTTCATCATTGAAACTTTAGGTGTGTTTTCTACTGCTTGAGCTTGCATTTTACTCTCTCTCTATAGGGGGCCACCAGTAGCTCTTCACCACGAAGAGGGTAGTGGGTAGCCCGCAAAAAAGTTTAAATTAAGCCAACGCCGGGTATAAAAGTACCACTTGGCGATTGACTAGAGGGTGGGGCAGACATAAGACCTTGACTCTTGGGCGTATAATCAGGACTATACGTTCTAGAGTTTGCAAAGTTTACAATCTTGTTTAAAGTATCAGGATCTGCGGGATCATCTAAATTATAACCGTATTTTTCACCTAGTTTATCTGAGGTAAGAATATTTTGAATAAGACTTTCTTTCTTTGTAATGCCTCGATTTCTACTGTCGTACTTTTCCATGCTAGAAATTTGAGGTGCGAAGATTCCTTTTAAGGCATCCCGATTAGTAGCGCCTTCTGGAATATCTTTAGCATCAACTCCTTCACGAGAAATACGACGAGAGTTGCCTAGAGCACCTAGCTCTGCAATAAGCTGCTCATTTTCAAGAGGGCTGCTACTGGATAAGATTTGCCTTTTTCCTTGGGAGAAGTCACTAATAACTTGTGCAAAATCTGATGCATCTACGCCACGATTGATGAGGATACGTCGAAGTTCTTTATCTTTAGCGTATTCCTTACTAGCTTCCGCGCTTTGATCTCCAGCAGTAACTCTTGATGGCGTAACTTCCCTCGCTAGAGTATTCCGATTTTTTAGATCCTGTCCAGAAAGTGGTGGCTGAGTTTCATACTCTTTATACTTATTTGCGGTAAATTCTTCAAGAGCTTTTTCCGCACCTAGTGTATCTACGTTAGGAACTTGGCCTAAACCAAAAACATCCGCAGTAAACTTATCAAAGCTTAAAGGCTCAGTAGATCCCGAGCCAGCCTCGACTAAAGCTTCTTGAGCCGTCCCTAGTAATCCTACCCCTGGTACGTAAGCCATACCGCCGTTAGCGGCCCTCATAATACCTCTTTTAGGAGCGGTATCAATAATACCAACTCCAGGTATAAATCGCCGGACAGAAGTTGTAAT